ACACCGACGTCGTCGGCGGCTCCAAGTATTTCCAGATCACCGACCGCGGCGACAACGTGTCGCTCGTGACCGTTGTCTGGGACCAGATCATCGCCAGCCGCTGGCTCGCGTTCATCGATACCGATTCAATACCGGAGGCCAAGAAATGAGCACCTACCGACTAGACATCAGGAATGGCGACAAATGGGTTTATGCTTTCGAGCACGGAGAGCTTGAGCTTGTCCAGGCCTGTCGCGACCGTCGCCCAGCCGAGCGTGGCGATACCGGTTACCGCATTTACAAATCTGACCGCAAGCGCCTGAAGGGCTGCGAGCTTGCCGGCGCTCCGAAGCCGTGCCGCAAGCAGTCGCCAGGTACTAGGCACCCTCGAGATCTCGCGAAGGATGCAGCTGAGCACATCATCAAGACCAAGCAGAAAACCATCCACGTGTACCCGCTCGGCAAGACCTGCAGCAACGTATCGAATCAGTTCCGCAAGCACCTGTTCGGCCAACTCACCGGCCGCGTTAGTAACGGCAGGGACCGCGTGAAATCGGAAGCAATTGCCGTGAAGGAATTCGGCTACATCATCATCGAGGTGGACCCCGCAGAGTGGGTGTTCACCCCTGACCTGGAGGAAGCAGCATGATCGGCGTACACACAATCAAACGGCGCGATGACGCGATCTCACTCATCAAGCAAATGAAGACTGACCGACCGGTTCTCTCATGCGTACCCATATTCGCGGACGTACTTTTGAATAACGAGAAGCTCGGCCACATTGTTTCCAATGGCTACACGTATGAGACCTGGTCTTTCTACCCGGCCGATAAAAATCGGATGCATCGAAGAGACAAAGCATTCGGAGACGTGTTGCCGAAATGGGTTGGCGATGATGCCTACCTCGGCGTCTTCGAAAACTCTGCCGAAATGACCGACAAGAATGAGGCCGAGAAGAAGGTGGCCTACCGCAAAGGGCTGCTCAAGGATCCAGTCTACACGGCATTCGATAGCGAGAGCTTCCCGTGCAATCCGATCCCGTTCGCCACCGCCCTGGCTGCACACGTTCGCGAGTTCGGTACCGACTCCATCAAGTCAGACGAGGCCAAGAAAATCCTCTGGATCCTGATGGGCCAGGCCTACGGCCAGCTGGCCAAGATCGACATGTGCGACGAGTGGGACCGCCTCCAGAAACTGGTGCTACCAGCAGCATGAATGTCATCCCACACGACGACCGCTTCTACGTCTACCTGCAGGGCTTCGACCAGATGGTCGAGGCTCTGCTCCACGCGGCCTTCTTGCAGCACAACGGCGAGACCAGGTCGATCCCCATCTACCAGCGCGGCAAGGTCGTGCGAGTGAAGAGGTTTTAATCATGGCAAATGACGACCAAAAAACTCCCCGTCATAACGAAGGTTTGGTTGACAAAACAATCGCCAACATGGACGAGATGATCACCGCCGATAAGAAACGGCGAAACATGAAAGAAGGTCGCTGGCCAGGCATGAATGAAGCCGAAAAGCAGCAGCTGTATGTCGAAGCATCGATGGCCAGGTGCCGGCGATGCGGCGACTTTGCGCCGGCTTTCCCGGTGGCTGCACCGCTGGCCATCCTCTGCGATCACTGCGAGAAAGTATACAAGGCCATGGACGGCTGCATGTGGTTCGCTGACATGGTCCACGCGATCTCGCAGAAGAAGGGTAAGAAATCATGAACAGAAAACCGCTCATCGATCCGATGTCAATCACCCAGGCCTTCACCGCTATGCAAGTGAAAAGCGATGCCCAGAAGATCCGCCGCAACAGTCACGACGATCACGGCCTGAAGGCTCAAGGCTATCGCTACCTCATGGCCGACAATGACGTCGTGCATCCGGAGGATGGCTGGATCTCTCAGCCTGGCAAAACCCGAGCCATCGGCGACTGGCACTGCAGGTACGCGAAGCCATGCCAGGAAGTCATCGACGCCTGCCTGCCGCTCTGCCTCGAGGGTGAAATCGGTTCTTTCGATATTAAACGCTGGCGAGATCCGGAGCGCATCGCGCTGTTGTTCAATGACTCAACGATGATCGCGACCTACTTTGTCTGCCTGCTCACCGCCGAGACACTCTTCCAGAAAATCGTATTGGCCGGCGTCGAGTTCGATCATCACGAGAGCGACCTGTATCTCAGAGACTGTCCCGAAGCTCGCGAGATCCTCGAAGAGTTTCCGCTGAATAAGAGCAACGCCACGACATTTCGCAGCGAGATCGAGCCACGCGCCATGTGGCTCGATGTGCCGTTCGCCTACGAGTATTGGTGGATCAAGAGGAGGGTGCAGTGACGGCCTTCATCGACGACTGTCGCAACATGTTCGGCCCACTCGACGCCGAGTGCCGCGGCCGGCTGGAGGCGGTACTCGATAACCCGACCGAAGAGACCTGGGACGAGGCCTACTCGCTGATCGTCGGCAAGGATGGCTTCACCACTTTGTGGCAGGCCTGGGTGAAGGTGGATCCGGACGCACCGAGATCCGGACCAGCGCAAGACTTCGACGGCAATCGCATACACGGGTGGCCTAGTTTCCCTGATCAATTAACGATATACCGAGCACTCAAGGAAGTAACATGAGCATTAAACGCACCATAACAATCGACACCCTGGACGACCTGGCACAGTTCATCGGTGAGCGCGCCAAAGAGTACGAAGACCAGGCCGCTCGTTTTCAAAAAACAAGGGACGGGAATCCGAAATACATGACCAAGGCGTCTATCAGCGAAGCGCGATCCGTGGCGATTGGCCTGCGCCTGGCCGAATCAGTTGTCCAGGATACCGAGTTCTCATGAGCAAAGTGGATGACATGACCGACGAGGAAGTGGTAAAGGCTGCCCTGCGTTTCCACGCCGAGCCGGCCACGCATCCCTGCGAGCACGGCCATCCGGAACACTCGTACCTTCCGGATGGTCCGTGCATTTTAGAGCACGTCGAGCGCTACGTTGCGATCCAATGCGCTGGCGTAGGACCGCTGCGCGAGTCAATCAAGAAATACCTGGGCGCCTAATCCTCGTCGCCCCACTGCTCGCAGGCCCACTCATAGACGCCGGACTTGCAGGTCGGGCAAAAAGCAAACGGGATCAGACCGATCAATCCTTCCATGCCGCCCTCGGTATCGAGATCGAATTCGCAACGGCAGATTGAGCACTCGGTCATGGCGGGGAGACGGCGGCCCTTTCAGGTAAATTTGAGGGTAACAAATCGGCCAGGAGCGAACGATGTGGAGTCAGGAACCCGACAAGGATTCTGGCTACCTACGCTTACTCGGGCCGCCTAATTCAATATACCAATTCCTCCAGGCGAACGACAACCTTTCCGCCCTTAATTATTTCCTGTTGCATCAGCGTACGGTGGCCTTTGATCTGGCTATCATCGAGAAATACGCAGGCGTGCTCGAGTGCGTCGATCAGCGGCTTGTAGTGATTGTCGAGATCCCGCTGGCGGCGATCCGGCGCATAGAAATCCATGTGCATCAGCAGCGGTTCTCGGTAGCCTTTGTTCAGGCGATTGCGCAGCACGTATTCCTGCACGTCGGCACGATACTGGTGCCCCTTGTCGCCGACTCGCTTCATCACCCTGGTGTTCTTGCGCAGCCAGACATGCATCTCAGCGAAGCCATGCTCCCGGATCCGCTTCTCGATCAATGCGCCTGCCGGCGGCATCGCGTACTCCATGAAATAGCTGTTGATCGACGGCGGCCAGGGCAGGTCCAGGGTCACCGGTTCGAACGTCGTGCCAAGGTCAAGCGATGATTGTTCTGCTCTATCCATAACTTCGCGCTCCGGATTACGTCGTAGCCAAGCAGCCCACTTACCTCTGTCAGATGGTCGATCTGCCGGCCGAACGTGCGCTCCCATTCAGCTACCCAACCCGTCACGCCAAACCCTGAATCGATGCCAAACTCTCCGATGTGATAGTTCGCATGCAGCGGGATCTGCAGGTAGGGGCATGCCTTCTGCGCCATGCCGGGATTTCGGAACACGTCTTTCATACTGCCGCCATGGCAGTGGTGCAGGGTCACAGGTGTTCGGTGACTTACGACGCACTTCAATTGCCTCAGGTTTTTCTCATGCCGGCTGACGGGTACGAGTTTCGGTTCATTCATTCACACTCCGCCAATCCGCGTATGGCTCTCGAATCTGTTCATGGAAAATCCTCGCCGCTTCCGGGTTGGTGTCGAGTTCTGCTCGCGACTCGATGTTACACCTCCAACGCACCCACCTGGCAACGCGATTCTTTTTTGCCCACCAGTGAATCGATTTTGCTTCGTTGAGCACCAGCGCTCGCTCCTCCAGGTAGAGGATAAACATCTCGTTACTGCACAGCAGGTAGCAATACTGACTGAGCTTCTGGCCGGCGCGGGCGTGCGCGTCCTCGACCTTCTCACGCTTGCGCTGGTCGATGGCCGAGTCATCGTCATCAAGCTCTACAAACGCAGCTGAGTACATGTCGCCAGGTGTGTCACCCTTCCGGCCGCGGTAGCCGGCGAACGGATGGTGGACGGCCTCGTCATCGAGCCAGAACGATACCCAGAATCCCTGGCCCAGCGGCTGGCCGCCGGACATCAGCATCACCTCGCCTTGGAACATCGGCGCGTCCTTGCCGATCACCGTCATGACCATGTGAAACCTGGTGCCAACTCGGCCGCCACGGCGCCGAGTAAAATGCACGAACGGGTGCATCAGGATCGGCCTACTTGGTTCCTCCATCAGCCTGAACTTCACCGTCCGGCCGGAGGTGAGATCCCATTTCGCATCGAGCAATTCGAACCCGCCCTTGTAGGCGATGATCGGTAGCGTCTCTTTGCGAGGCTCGACTTGTTGCTGTGTGTCTTCAGAATCCATTCTGTTTTTTCCAGTCGGCGTACGACATCGTGCCCATCGGTCTATCGTCCTCGATCTGCTTCGGCTGGCTCGACCACGGACGCCCCTCTGGAATCCGCACACAGGCCTCGACGAACTGCCCGAGATTGGCCGGGAACGCCAGTGCATCTTCCGCCAAGTTCTTCAGGCCGCGCTCAATCTGCTCGTCACTGAGTTGCTCAATGGACTTCTTCCAGAGCATCGGTGGCTCTGAGCCATACTCGCGGTAGAGCGCCTTACCGTAGACCTCAGCCAGCTGGACCCACACCAGCATCGCCCTAGTCGAGTCCGGCCTTCTCCCGGTTCTTCGCGTGGATATCGTCGAAGCTGTCGGTACGAGATCGCTGAGTTTTCTCACCAGCGGTTTCCTTTTGAATTGGATCGTCCCATCGATCCTGGTTGATGAACGTCAGCGGGTTTGGCACGAAGCCCCTCAGCCACTGGCTGTCGCCTTCGATGCGATCTCTGACGTTCTGGATTATCTTGTCAGCAAGGCGATCTAACCGCCTCGCTTTCCATTTTGCCGAACAGGGTTTTTTGCCGGCCTTCTTCGGGTAGGTCTGCCAGAACTCTTCGAATCGACTGATGGGTTTGTCTTTACTATGGTTATGGTTATGGCTCTGGATCGTTGCCTTCTCGTTGCCTCCCCGTTCGAACGGGAAAGGAACGCTCGTTCGATGTGCTTGTTTCTTAGGGGGTTTTCGGGAAGTTTTTCGGCGTGATTTTCCTGAGTTTATACCTGCCTGTCGACGCTGTTCGGTAGATGCGAGCACCTTGTCGCGCTCAATCTGAAGGCGCTTGTTGCGGTATGAAGTGACAGAGCCGTCCTCAAATTTCTCGAAGCACTGGCCGATCTCGTTCTCCCAGGATTCCATGAACTGATCGTGCCCGCAGCCAGCGATTCTGATCATCATCGCCTCGCTGCCAGGAATCTTTCCGTTGGTCCACTGGTAAATCAGCAGGCGGATGTAGATGCCGATCGACTCCACCGACATGTGCCTGGTGTCGCCGTCGAAATCCGAAACGTAGAACGGAAAATACGGATAGTTATTTGCCACTGCTCGCCCAATTTTATTGTTCTGTTACCCTCGGGAATTCAATCTATCCGATAGCCGGCCGGAGATCAATTATCCCTTGTACTGTGCAGTTCTGTGTTGTACCTTGGATGTGAGGGTAACAAGAATAAGGAGCGATGATGGCCCAGCAAAATTCCATGGTGGTGGTTGAGCAAGCCATCGCCCACATCCAACCAGCCTTCGAGAAAATCGCCCAGCCGATGGGCAACCTGGTACGCTACCAGGAAGAGGCCGGCTACGCCCTTCAGATCATGCGACGTAGCCCGTACATGCAGCGATGCATTCCCCAGACCATCGAGGACGCCGTCATCAATGTCGCGGCCATCGGCCTCTCGTTAAACCCGGTGCTGCAGCACGGTTTTCTTATCCCCCGAAGACAAGGCAACCATGTGATCTGCTGCTTCGATCCGGGGTATCGAGGACTGATCAAGCTCGCGACAGACGGCGGCCTCGTTTCCCTGGTCCAGGCAGCCGCGGTGTACGAGGAGGAGGAGCGGCTCGGTAATTTCAAGCTCACCCGCGGCACCAGCCCGAGCGTACTCCACAATACGGATCCGCTGATGAAGATCGAGGACATGGGCGATATCATCGGCGCCTACTGCATCGCCTACGTCAAGCACGCGCCAGTTCCCCATGTGACCTGGATGCCGATCGATGACATCATGAAGGCTGCAGCAAAATCCGAGGCCTTCAATCCGAGGGACGAGAAGAAGAAACCGAGCGGCCCATGGAAGACCGACTTCCAGGAGATGTGCGTCAAGACCGCCATCAAGCGCGGCCGGAAGCAGTGGCCTGGTGGCAACGAGCGACTCGACCGGGCGATCAATTTGTCAAACGTAGCCGAGAGCTACATCGAGCCGGACGATGTCCCGCTCGTCGGCGAGTCAGTCGAACTGGTCAACAAGGAACATGCCTCCCAGCTGCGCGTGCTGTGCAAGCGAGCACACATGCGCGTCGGTCGCGTGTATGAAAAGTTCGAATGCCGGGTGATGGAAGAGCTTCCGATTGCCAAGTTCAAAGAATGCCATGACCTGCTGCTGCAGGCCGTGGCTCACTACGATCTGAAGACCGCCGAGTCTGGCACCCACGTGTTCGCCAGCGACTACGGCCTCACCATTACAGAACTCACCGACATCGCGGCCACGTACGAATCAAATGCCGCCCTGATAAGTAAACGCGAGGAACCAAAGGAGAATCAGCAATGACAATACGCAGATGTAAGCTGTGCCCACGAACAGTGAGAACTCACAAAATCTCACGAGAGGGGGTCTGCTCAACTTGCGATGTCGCACTCATTTACTGGAACAAAAGAACGACCAGCCAGAAAATGAGACGGGCGCGTGCGCTTGATAGCTTCCAAGCCAGAATGTCCATCAGTCTCGGCAACATCCGCACTATGCCTCGACAAGCGAGCAAACGAAAACGCGCAGCCCATGGCTAAATTCGGAGCGCTGGAAGACAAGCAACGGAACGTCGGGTGGTTTGCCGATCGCATGGGCCACGCCACCGGATCCGGTCGCATCGCCACGTTCATGTCTTGCCTCGGCAACCCGCATGCACTGAACCGCCTGCTGGATGAGATGGCCGATGAACTGACCTGGTCGGAGCAACAGATCAAGGATCAATTCGAACTCGAGCAATCCCAGGCCAACGAGTACATGCGCTGGGGATCCGCTCACGAGCTTGATGCCGCCAAGACCTACCAGATGGTGAACAACGTCGACATCATTTACTCCCCAGGATTCAGAGAGCACCCGGAGTTCCCATGCTTCGGCGTGTCGCTTGACTTCATCGACACCACCAACAACTGGACCGGTGAGATCAAGTGCCCAGGCAAAGAAGGCAACCACGCGAAGACCGTCCGCTACGGCATGGGCAAGTGGCACGTCGATCAGACCCAGCTGCAGCTGGAATGCACACCCGAACAGGACCTGCTGGTATTTGTGAGCTACGATCCCAGACACCCAATTGAGAAAGAGCGG